GATATTTGCCGTTTTCTCCGTAATAAGTCCGCCTTGTTCGTCTAATAAGCGTAATGATGTAATCTGCGTAACTCCACGAATAGGCTCGGCTACAATCACCACGTTACTTCCATCTTGACGAGCGTATTTTACCGGAACTGTATGTTCGCTATTTACGATAATGGCGGAAGCCCGCATATATAAATCTTTTGCTACGCGCGTCAAATACGCTATATTCACGATAACTCCACCTCGCTTTGATATTTCATAAAACGCATACCAATACGAAACTCTCCGATTCTATGGTATCGACGCATGTTTACGGTAGCCTTCTCATTAATACTTACGTATTCTTTTAGGCTAGGCGCAAACCCGAAGTTTAAATGAGCCGGAAGCAATTCACGTAATGTGTCGATAATATCCGTAAAATTCTTTCCGACGGCCTTATCGAAGAGAAATTCGATCATGACTTCGTAATCAGCAAACCGTTCTATTACGTCGATTTCTTCGCCAAACCAGGCGCTAACTACTCGTTGAATCATCTCTTTCGTTACCGGTCCAATACCGCGAATCTTCGCTTTTATGGCAGAACGACGTTGATCAAGCGGCTTGTTTTCATCCGTGACGATTCCGCAGACACGTTCCCAATTCGCTAGCCCCCACGTTGCTGTATCGATGAAATATTGATCGAATACGTCCTTAATCGCGACGTCTAAATCCGCAAGTTCTTTCGATTGCCTCTCGATAATATTTCGTGAGATACGACCTTCCTCGTAACACTTCGGCATTGCATCGAACATATCACGTTGATATTGCGCTTGTGTACGTGTCCTCATATTAGCGTCACCGTCCCAAGTACCGGCACACTTCCGTCTGGAATCTCGATATTCTGCGTTTTATCGTTTACCGTTAGATTCTCGTAATCTTTAACGTTTGGGACATCGAGAAGATGCGCCGCTATTCTCGTATACTGCACTGAAGTATCTACGAAAGCTATCGATTTAAAGTAACCACGTAATACCGTTTCAAAGTCCGCTTTTGCTTGCGATAACGACGATCCAGGAGCAAGTGTAACTTTTGCGCTTACGTTAATCGCTACCTCCGTTGCACCAACAACTGTAAGGTCGGCGCCAATCGGTAAACGTCCATCGTTAATATACGCTATAACTGCGTCAACTGTAGACCGTGGTGGTGCCGTTCCCTCTTCGTCCAGCAAAACGACTTTAACCGTTCCATTACCGTTCCATACAGGAAAACATTTCGCATCGTATACACCTGCGACTTCTTTCGCCCACTGTACGTAATGATTTACGTTACCTGACGTTGCAGGCTTCTGCACTTTTTCAAAGTAGCGATTAAGGAGCGCCTCATCCGATTCAACATCCGCTCCGCCTTCAAAGGCAAGTTCGTTTATTACCGAAGAGATGCCGGAAATATTACCACCAACTAACGAGATAGCACCCGCTAGTACGTTTCCATTACGCCCACCGACTTTAGCTTCGACAGCAACCGTTGCAGTACCGTTTATCACCGTTTTAATCTCGGTAGTGACGAAAATAACCGGTACTATGTCGCGTGTAAGAACTTCGGTACCTAGTGGAATTACCGTACCATCCGTCCCTGCGAATGTTACATGACCGGTTGCTTTTACGGCAGGCTTCGGATAGATACCGAATTCAGCCGCCCGTTTTTCGAGATATTCGCGTGGTTGTTCGGGATTAGCGAATCCCCACGACAATACATTGCCCAATGAAACGTAAGCATTTTCTAGTTCTCCCGCTGACGGAGATAATACGTCCCAAGTTACCGACCCTTGTCGAGTATCAATATCGCTAGGAGATTCGAATAACATCCGTTGTAATATCTCCTGTTGCGTTTGTGATTCAAACGCCATCTATACCACCACCTCTTCGTTAATTTCGTTACCTTCCGTTAGCACAACGGTAAAGGCGATATATAACTTATCGCTTTCGCGTTTAATTTCGAAGTTTGTTACGTCCTCTACGCGATCATCGTAAATAAGTGCATCAGTAATCACGCGAGGGACTTCCGATTGAAGTAAGTCGAATGGTACGTCCTGTCCGATCAAGTCTTCGAGTTCACATCCGTACATATCGTTGTAAATTAAAAAACGGAATCTCGCCGTAAGTACCGTTTTCCGAATGAATTGTCGGATTGCCGTCTCTCCGTCAATGATTCCGCCAATTTCGCCCGTTTCCAGGTTTAACGCATATGTGCGTGTTGGAATTGGCGCTACGTCCTCTTCCGTTAATTCTCCGAATTCTATATCGTCAGTAATCGGTTCAATCGGTGATATCGCCACTAGTAAATCACCTCTCTATCGAGGATTACGTATTTCTGTCCTTTTTCTATTTCCGCTAGTACTACACGGTCGCCCGCTTTTAACTCGTCCAAGTATTCGATTTCCGCTTCTGCTACGGTAAGCGAACCGTTTGTCACTTCGATGTCATGCTTATGTTTATACGGACTTCCGTCGAGTGCTATCGAAGTAGCTTCTTCTTTAGATAACGATGCCGTATTCGATGTTATCCGTATCTTTCGTTTGTGTTTCGTTAGATACTGCAATATCACTACGTCGTCTTTTTCGAGTTCAAGCGATTCATTATCGACCTTTACTCGGATATTCGGTGGAGGTGCCGTAATTGTGCCGAAAACGATATCTACGTCTTTGTTGTGTCCAATCTCACTTATTAACTGTGCAATCTGTGCAGGACCTGAACCCTCAATGTCATAAATATCAACCATTACGAAACACCTCCTATAATATTCTTCTAACCGCATCAATCCCATATTCCGATTGCCAATAAGCTAGCGAGTTTTCTTTTGTGCCACTCTCACCGCATCCGATAACTTTTCCATTCTGTGTGTAGATGAGTACATGTCCGTATTTCTTATACGTATGTGCAAATACGAGATCGCCAGGTCGTACGTCTTTCAAGGGAACGCTCCTCCCCTCTCTAACAAGCGTATCTGTAGTAACACTATGCCATGGCCCACCAATATCTACGCCAGCACGTAAGAATACGTGTTTTACAAACGACGAACAATCAAACTTATTCGCTCGTCTATCGCTTTCCGTTCGCCCCCATCCCATGCGATAACTAGTCTTGCCTACGTATGTCTTAGCGATAGAGACAACGTGAGCAATCGTACTGTTCGGAGCATCTGTCGATTTATTTCCACTATCAAACGAGTCTTGCGTATAGTAGCGTAATACGTTGTCAACGTAATTCACATCACCATAACGCGACCATCCTTTTTTCTTCGCCTGTATTTCGGAAAACTGTTTCGCTACCTCTTTCGAATACCCGCCGCGAGCAAGCGCGAATTCAATGAATCCAGTACCGAAGTTGTAGCTTTGCAGCGCGAGTTTAACGTCACCTTTCGATTTTTCTAATACGTTAGCAAAGTGCTTCACTCCGTATTTAATCGACGTTTCTGGGTCCTTTATCGTATTAGGCGCCATTCCCGCAGACTCAGACGACTGCATAACGTCGGCAAGCCTACCGCCTGACTCTTGCATAATTAATGCGAGTAACAATTCGGTCATATTCTCTAGTCCGTATTGCGCTGCGTATTTCCGTACTAACTCTTCGTAACGACGTACATTCGAATTAACTGTCGCTTTACCTCCCGAATATTCCGCCCCATTTTCGCTGCCCCATCCGCTTGATGTATCGTTCTCTTTCGGGGGCACGTATTCGATTTCTGGCAACTCGTCCGTTAGGGAAATTCCGAGCGTCATACGGTGGGTCCCGTCTTCGAACGTATGTGTATCGTTCGTGATGTAGTAGCTATTCGCAAATCCGATCATAACGTCTTTAACGTAACAGGCTCGTCCAGCGAATGCTTCCGGCAGGCCTAACGCCTCAACGGTAGATGTCGCTTTCTGATACTGCATCTTCGAAAGTAATTCTTTAGCGCGTTGTTCCGCCTGGGACTTCGTTGCATTCCCGTCCATATATTCGACATGCTTCATTAAACCGAACTGTTTTATCGAATCGTTACCGCGTACGGCCGCAGTAATTGGCGTTTGTTCATCGCCTGCAAATACGTTAATTACGTTACGAGTATCCTCGATAGATAGCGTATGATTTCCGGAAATCATGTTAACTCCGCTTTCGATGACGTAAGGAACAAGTTGTTTTTTCCGTTCGACAACGTGAAGTTTGCCGCCAGATGTATACATGAAAAAACGCTTACCCGTTTGTTTCTTCGTTTCGGTCAGCGCCATAATGATCATTTCGTATAACGTTTTCTCTCGAAAGATTAACTTCGGAATGACATATCCGGTATCAACGATAGTACCGGCTGTGATTCCGTATTCCGTACATACCTGCTTTACAATTTGTGAGGCCGTCATATTCCGGAAGATTCTCGTGTCTGTATTCTTGTTAAGATAGATGGCTTCGTCATATGCCGTAATCTTCATAGTTCCGGTATGATCAATATTGTGAGAGAATATAACTCCACGGAAATATTCTGCCCCGAGATTAGAAAAGCGTATCTCTTTCCCGTTCTTAGGCTTAAAGATACGCTTCTTTCCGTCGATAGTAGCAGTTAAAGTAATGTCGAGACGACGCGCTGCTTGCATCACATCACCGCTCCACACTACTGTCTCGATAAACGGTTCTAGGTTTGTTGTAACACCGTTTTCGATGTACGATACCTTAACATCTGACTGTCCGATTGTACGCACTGGACCACCTCCAACTAACTAGGGACCTTAAACACTTGCCCAGGCTTAATGAGGTTCTTATTTTTTCCTATAACGTTCTTATTCGCTTGATATAACTTGTCTACCGTTAAGTTTTTAACACCTTCTGTACGCAATCGCTGAACGATTTTTGACAAGGTATCTCCAGACTTAACCGTATATGTCTTAGGTAATTGGCGCTCATTCGGACGAGAAGGTTTATTATCTGCTTTCACAACCGTTTTAATTCCGGTTTGTTTCGAAGTTGCCGCGCCCACTTGCGTCAAGCTAATAAAACGGTATTCCTGCATTCCAAGTGTGAAATATATATCCCCAGGAGAACCTGCTTGCTCCCAGAACTCAAATTCCGTGATACACATTGCGTAATTCAAACCTGAACTACGTCCGCCAAACCCTGTCACAATTAGCCGTACCGGTTGCTTTTTTTCTTTCCAACTTGCGATTTTATCCGTACATTCCGTAGGCTTCGGTATCTCTGGATATTCGCAATAGGAAGCGTTATAGTCTCGTGGGAAAAATGAAGAAAACGATATCTTAGTAAGTGTGTGCCCCGAAGGTATCGTATATTCTCCTGATTGAGATAGATTAATAGTGGTCCAGTTATAGCCAGATTCGACTCGGATTTCTGGAGGATTTACTGGAAACCGAAGTGTCTCAGCCCCATTGTTGAACTTTAGCCAAAACTGTAAAGTACTCATGTCGCCATATTCCCCCTAGCCGCTTTAATCTCATAGGCCAATGCGAGAGCAATCCGATTAATGTCGGCTTCTTCTCGTACAATGATTTGATCCGCTAGTTTAGCGATAGTAATATTACCACTGCCTCTACCTACTTTTGTCGCCGGTACGACCTCTTCGCCTTTATGGAGCAACGCCGGATAGTTGTCGTAAGGAACGCTATCTATACCGTTGTAGTGTGAAAACGGATTAGTAAAAACGCTACTAAACCAGTTTTTCGTCTTCTCCCAAGTTGTCGGCTTATATTCGGTCATACTTCCGCTTTGGTACATCTGTTGATCATCCGGAGTTTCTAGCTCTTTGTTATAAGCTCGCCCTAGTGGCGTATCAAGAAGGTATTTTCGTTTTTCAGCCCGTTCCTCGGCGTCATCTAGCGCTTTAAGTACGGCGAGGGACAAACCGGCAGTTATCGCTGCTGCTGCCGCTGTTACGAGAAAGCCTCCGATTGCTGAACCGGCTGCTCCTGCGGCGAGCCATAACGGACCACTTCTTAGCTTCATCGCAGTAAGAGCGCCTATAACTGCGCCGGATAAAGGATTCTCTTTCGCATACGCTATAAACCCGTCAAGAATACCTTTACCGACTGCGGCTCCGACACCAATTGCGGTCTTAGCTACAGGCTTAATAGCTGCCGCGATAGTGTCTGATCCGCCATTTGATAACCACCTGTTAAGTGCGTTCATCCCATCCTCAGTGACACGAATTAACTTATCACCAATGGACAACTTCTCCCATGACTTATCACTCTGAATATGTTGTAAGTATTTATCGAAAGATACAACCGCTTTTTCCGTTGCACTCACGGCATCTGAAATTAAATCAGAACCCATTTTCGTAAATCGATCAAAGCGGCCATCTGAGAGCATTTTATCGATTCGGTCAAGAATCGGCTTGGCTTTGTTTAGTCCATCAACGCCCATATCCGTAAACATCTGACTAATCTTTTCGGAAACCTGCGCATATTTCGCTAGTCCGCTTTCGTCTGCTACCTGTTGCTTAAGTGCATCAGTATACCCTACCCGATTAAGTAGTTTGTCTAATGCGTCGATAAACTCTTGCCCAGATTTACCTTTAATTTCGTTAACCCATTTACGAGGTAAGTTAAAGCGTTCTACGAGCGATTGAGCATCGCCACTCATTAACTCGCGTATCGAGAAAGACGCGCCTTCTAACCCTTGCATTGGATTTGAAAGGGCAAGACGCTCTGTTAATTGTGTAAGTCGTTCTATTTGAGATATGTCTTTGGTAAATGGAATGTACGTCTTAGCTGAATCGATGAAGTCTTGATAAGAGAACATTGCCGAGTCTAGCCCTTGCTGCTTCATTTTCCCTAGTAGCTCGTCTGTTTTTTTCGAGTTGTTCATGAGCGCGCCTAAAGTAATTCTCGAATACTCCTGTCTAGCGGCAGAACCTATAGTTGAATTGAATAATTTCTTTCCGCCCTCTACCGTAACATATGCTCCAGCGAGTCCAAGAAGGCTTGAATGTAAGCCGCCGAGGTTTCCACGTACCCTTGAAATACTTTTGTCCATCTTATCGAAAACTCCACTATATCGATTACCGGTACTAGCAAAGCGTCCCATTTCATCACGGAGTTTTCCGTTTGAATCTCGCCATAAATTAGTAACCTTATTGGATTCGTGGATAGACCGTGTTACTGCATCCGTTTCCTTACGCATACCCGTTAGACTGCCTATTGCACGTCGTATCGGTTGGCTCATTTGATCAACGAGTTTTAACCTAGCGACTAAATCGTAAGCCATTCGTTATCACCGCCTTTCATTCATAGGCTTTGGTAGCGATTCTAAATATACCTCTTCGGAGGCT